TAATCGTGTTGCACTACAACAACAGCCTTGCTTGGATCACAATATTTCACAAGTTCATGGCTTGAAATCTTCCAAAGGAAATCACAATCACAAAACACTGCCCATCCCTTGAAGTCGTTCATGTAAGGTACAAAGAATCGAGTGAACGTGAACTCTGTTGATGCTAACTTGTCTACAGGTCTAGTGTATATGCCTTGATCCCGCATCTGTTTTTGTTTGAGGGGAATTACTTCTGCCGACGGATCTCTACGTTTGATGCTATGTTCACACACTTGGTATGCTATGTCTTCTCTGCTGTCGTGACCGACGTATATTTTCATTTGAATATTTCTTTCGCCAGTTCAGGCATGTAATTTTTTAGTTCTACTTTCCTGTAATTATCTCTCTTGTTGACCATATCTAAGAAATTTTTGTATTTCTCCTCATTGAGATTGTAATTATCAATGTGGTGTCTCAAAAGTTTTATTATCTCCTTGACGTTATCTGTGTGCAGTAAGTTTTTTTCCTTTACGCTGGATAACTTTTTGTATGCCATACTCAACACGTTTTTTGGCAACACTGACAGATGCAACCAATGTGGTTCAAGGACTAGATCAAATTTAACAAATATTTTTTTTTGATTAGTAAATTCTAATAATTCATCCACATAAAGCACATTTAGATTTTGTACAACACAGTTTATCATTATATAGGCATGCATTAAATTTTCTTTAAACTTTGTTATATTGGCACTGATCGCTTCCCACTTAGATGGGAATCTCATATACTCATTGCATTTACCTACTCCGTCTACACTGAATACTAACCTCAAATCTTTGAACTTTTTCAACAATGATATTATCTTGTCGTTGCACATTGTACCATTAGTTGTGACATGTAATTTTATTTTTTTTGCCTGTCCGTTCTGCACAAGCATCTCGAGTAATTTTATTACACGGGGATTGAATAAAGGTTCTCCGCCTAGGACTTTCAATATTTTTAGATCATGTTTCACTAGTTCCAACATTTTTACGTAATCCGAATCTTTGAGATCGAAATCTTTTTGGTCTAAATCTTCATAACCTAGTGCGTTATTTTCAACAAGTAGTTTAGAACTATTTTCACCACTACACATTTGACATTTCAAGTTACATAAATTTGTTATATTAAAATGAACATCTTCAGGAAATTCTAGGTCCTCTTTGCCGATCAATTTTAAGTTTCTTTGATATTTGTTTTTGAATATTGCACGGTGTTCTGTGTTAGATCTCATACGAAAACTGGAAAGGCCTGTGTCTTCCTTTTTCCAACACTCTGAGCATTCTGTTGGTCTCTTGTCCTCGAGGAAACGTGATCTTAAGTACTTCAGGTAATCACTTTTCCACCATGATACTAGATCGGTTTTCTTAATGCTGTACTGATTTTTCTTCGTGTATTCCGATTGTAAAGGGTCCAACATACAACAAGGACTGATGTCACCCTTGGCATCTATCCAAGCACTGTTGAATGGTCGAATACAGAAATTGTTTTTATTTTTTAATTTTTCCACTGACTATCTCGTGTATTTGTTTCCAATTACTTACACGTATAATGTCAGGGTGTTGTAGGTCTTGATTGTATGGATGGTCTATTAATATAGGTTTTAAACCGTATTTGAGCCCGGCTATAGCGTTCTTTGGTTTGTCCTCGACCCAATACAGTCCGGTATCGTGAAACTCCGCTAAAGCACTGTCTTTGTCCGCACCAGTGCCTAGTATATGGTAATTTGTGAATACATGATCACCAAATAGTTCTCCCATTCTTCTTTTACGCAACTGTTGTGCAGGTATATCTGATGTCTGAGAAGTAATGGGTATGAATGTCCACCCCTCGGCCGCCAACAGTTTTACCCAAGTCTGTGATTCCAACATTGGTCTCTGTGTGCCTATCCAGGCACTACGATTGAACTCCCTGATGTGCTTCCTGATCTCGTCTTTGGTCACACNAAAACGTTCTGCCATTTCGTATGTGTTCTGTTTGTCTGGTAGTAGTCTGTGTGGGTGATATCTCGCACCCCTCTCGTCAAACAGTGTTCGTTGCAACATCCATTTAGTGAAGTGGTGTTCCCACTCCAACAGCACACCGTCTACGTCTGTGAGTATAATCCTATTTGATGTCGGCATCTTCCATTCCCGCGACCCTCAGTTTGACAATGTTTGTGATCTGCCATTGTTTTTGGTCCAGTCCTTTGGTTATGCCCAGCCATTGATTTCTGATTAGTGCGAAGTCGTTTATGATCTTGTCCATGTCGACAACATCGTCCTCGCCGTCCACATACTTCTCTGCATCTCTGCTTGATAACGCTCTGTTGTAATTTTCTAAGTATTTCCTGAAAGTCTTTGATCTCAGTCTCCTCAACTCGATGTTTAGGTATTCTAATATCGCTTCTAGTTGTTGCAGTTGACTGAATCTCTCTTCCACTATGCCTGGTAGTGACGCACTGGCCCTTTCCAGGTTACCGTATATCTTGCACTGCTTCTTGGCCTCTAACAATTCTTGGTCAAAGTATGCCACGCAGTCTGGTATCTTGTCTAGGTTTCTGCTTACTTCGTTGTACCAATTAATCATCTTCGCCGTATCCGTCTGACTCTTCGTCTTCCTCGAACACAGTAGCAACGGCTTCTTCTAACTTGGGATCAAGCTCTGCAGATCCTTTGAGTACGTCATGCTCTACTCCTATGTCCTCTAGGCTTTTAATAAAGTCTATGGCACAGTCCAGTTTCTGTCTCTCCGGAACGTAGTGTGTTATGGAGTTCCATAACCTTTCGATGTCCTCGTGTGTGAAATCTATCATTACTCTTCTTTTTTACTCTTTGTTTTTGTTTTTGTTTCCACTTCGATAGGGGCATCAGTGTCTTCTATCTCTGTTGGTGCTTCTTCTTTGAATTCTGCCATTATCATATCTAATTTATCACCAACCCATGCTTTCCTAAAGTCTATGTGTTCTTTACCTGCTTTATCGATGTATTTCAGTCTGTTTCCCGTCTGAACTAATAGCCCTTTCTTCTCAAAAAGATCAACTAATCCACTGTATGGATTCATACCAGTTTCATATGGAATCTTGACCTGTACACCTTCAAATGGTTTGGCATATCTGGTCTTCATGACTTTACAAGCGGCTCTTATACCTCTCACATCTGAGACTTTATTACCTGCTTCGTCCTCTTTTAATTTTAATTTCTTCATTGCAACAACAATAGAACTTGCGTAGATAAATCCTTGTCCACCTGATATCTTGTCATCCGGATCAAACATGTCCTGTGATGCGTATGTGTGATTGGTTGCTATCAGTCCCACGTTCCAACTACCAAACATGTTCACACAGTTTCTCACAAGGGCTGTCAACGCCTTAGGTTTTCTACCCAAGTCGCCTTTCATGTCACCTGCTTCAAACTGATTCACGTCCGTTGGTGTCAGCATCATGCCCAAACTGTCTATGACAAATAGCACTTTAGGTGCACCTTCTTTGTTGTCTGCGTGTTGCTCTTTGTAACCTTTCATGAACTCTGAAACAGTTTTTGCCACATCATCGACCATTGACATGCTCAATTTTAGTAGTTTGTCTTCTGATGTGTCTACTTTCAATGCCTGTAACCATTTCTCATCCAGTGCATTCTCTGTGTCGATCAATATAACAAAGATGCCTTGCTCTTGTGCGTTCTTGATTATGTTTCCTGATGCTATGTAACTCTTGCCTGCTCCTGATTCACCTGCAAGTACAGTCACTTTGCCTAGCGGAATACCTTTATTGAAATCACTGGTCATCAAATAGTTCAATGCATAATTTCCTGTTGAGATCCAGTCTGTGGGATCGCTGAATCCTATGCCTAAGCCTTGTATTGATTTTGTGATACTCTTTCTAAATTTTGTTGCGTCAAACACTTTTGTCATTTTATTTCCCTTATAAGACTATCCAAAGAACAATTGCCACAATCAACATCCATGCAGGTATTTGTTTGTACAATATCCATTCAACAGCCTTTTGTATTTTCTTTTTCATAATATAATTTTACTACACAAGGCCCTGATAGTCAAGATCAAGGCCTTGGTAAATGTCAGATTATTTTGCTTGTCTTGATCTAATCAACTTCAAGATGTCTTCTGCTCTCTTGGCACTGTCGCCTGCCGGAGCCGCCGTCGCCGGAGCCGCCTCAGGTTGTGGTGCTGGTGCAGTTGCAGTCACAGGTGCCGCTGTAGGAGCCGCCTCTGCCACTGGTGTCGCCGCTGGAGCCGATGCTGTTGGTACTGCTACCTGTGGTTTACCTTGATACGCCACGCCTGCTGGTCTGAAGTACTGTCCATACTGCTCAAGATCATAAGCCTCACCTTCCACAGATTTAGCAAATAATTCTGCGATTATTTTTACCTCTGCTTCTGTTGGTTCTTTTGGTCTAAAGTCACCCAGGTTGTGTAACCCATGTGTGTCGATCGCGGCTCTCTCTGCCTCGTCCAACGGTCTTTCCCTTCTTGACCATTTTGATGTTGAGTAATCAGCATAACCACCTTTAGTTGTTTTAGTGATCCTGAAGTCCACACCTTTCAAGTAATCAGTTGGCATTTCTTCCATCTCTGGATCCATAAGTGCTCCTCTGATTATGTTGAAGATCTGAGGTCCAATGATAAATCTTCTTATTGGATTCTCAGGTGTTGAGTCTTCTGCTAGTGGATTCGTTGTGACAAAACCTTGGAAAATGTAACTCTTCTTTTTCCAGTATTTTCTGCCCATGTCTTCCATGCTCTTGTCTTTAAACCACGGTCTGACTTCTGTCAGTACTGGACAAGTTTTCCCATACATTTCCATGCACGGTACTTGCACTGTCACTGGTCTTGAATCAGTCTGACCTTTTATACCTGCGAAAGGTAATTTGATCATGTTTCTTTCAGTCCAGAAAAATGTGTTAGTTTCATCCTTATCGGGCAAGAATCTAACTACTGCTTCTGATCCTTCTGATATGTTCCAGTGTGGGTAGATGGCGTTGTCTCCGCCTGTGTTGGAAGTGGAGCGATTCACTTCTTGAGATTTTAACTTCGCTCTTATTTCAGCCAATGATGCCATAATGTAA